TGTTGGCCCTGTTTTAGCATCTGTTTCAAATCCAAGAAATCTTGCTTTATCTGGATCATACCCTGTAAATTCACTGTATCTTCCTCCAGTTAATTTATCCATTAATTTAGTTCCTGAAAACCCTGGATTATATCCAAAAGCTCTTCCTATTGTGTTTAAAGGAACTCCTACAAGATCAGTAGCTCCTACAATAGCACTATTTGGACCATAGGCCGCTATACCTTCAAGACCTTTTCCTGCCGCTGTTTCTGAAAATTTATATCCACCAGTCCCTGTTTGTTTTCCATATTCAAGAGCTATCTCTTCTTGAGAAGCATCTGGTCCTAGTTTTTCAATAATTAATTCTAATATAATATTTTTTTTATTTTCTGGTATTTCAGTTCCTACTTTGTAACCCACTCTAGGTGTAAGACCTGCAGTTGGATTAATACCTGTCATAATACCAGACATACCACCACCCATATACTTAGGTCTAATAGCAGCAACGCCTTCACTACTTGGCATACCACCTCTTCTAAACATTGGTCTTTTTAAAATTCTAGCCATAATTATTGACCCATTCCAAATGCACTACCTATTGCTTTAAATGGATTATTACCTGTTAAGCCACCATAGATACCTGCAAGTCCTGTACCTACACCTAGAGCAGTTTGTAATGCACTAGCATTAGGTGTTGATGTTGTTTGTGTTTGTCCAGGGTATCCTGAAATTAATTGTGTAACACCTGTACCATATGTACCTAATCTTTGGTAAGGTTCGTAAGCTGCAGTTTGATTAGCTTGTTGTTGTGCATCTAATACAGCTTGTGATTGTGCTTGTTGAATGCCACCAAGACTACCTAAACCTTGAATTTGTTGTTGTGCTAAATTTTGTACGCCACCACCAAGTGTTGCTTGTTGATTAGATACTGCTTGTTGATTAGTAAAATCTTGTTGTCTTGCTTGTTGCGCTTGTTGAAAACCTTGTTGTAAATAATTAGCTTGCAACGCCGCTCGATTCCTGTCGCTATTTGATGCGTACTCAGCTTGAAGAACACCTTCTCTACCACCACCGAATGCACCAGGTATACCTAATGCTTGTGCTGATTGTGATGCTTTTTGTGCTGCTGCTTGTCTGTCAAACTCTGTTAGTGCTGTGTCTATAACATCTGATTGATAAGGTGACATATAAGAAGCAATTGAACCTGCTCCTGTACCTGCACCAACACCTGTTAATCCTGTAGCAGCATCTGCTGCTGTTGAAGCTTTATCTAAAAAAGGTTGGTAAGCACCTAAACCTTTTGTTGCATCTGTTGCTTGTGCATAGGCTGCGGTTTGATAAGGATCTTGTGAAGCAACTGTAGGTGCAAATTGACTTGTATCAATAGGTAGTTGCGTTAAAGCAGCTAACTGTTTTCCATAGTCTTGACCTAAGTCTTCTATATATTGTGCGGGTAAAATTCTTTGTGTTGTTTCAGCCATTATGCCATTTTTCCTTCTAGTTGTTTCATTTGATTATACATTCTTTGTGCTCCTTTTTCAATACTCCCGCCACCCGCTGCTCGAACAGCGTCAGCCGTCATTACAAATTCATTTTTAGATAACATTGCTGGAACATCATCTGCTTTTTCTTTTATACCAACTGGTACAAAACCACCACTAGCTCTATAGTCTAGTTCTGTAATTCCACCAGCGTTCTGTCTAGGTTTACCCATAGGTATATTCATCATACCGCCTTTGGCTCTTTTAGGTTTTCTTTTAGGCATAGTCATATTTTCAAGTTCTGTTATTCTACTCATCTCGTCTTGAAATTGTTTTGAAGTCATTTCATTACCGTCAGGATCTGTGTATCTTACACCTTTGTCTTGACTTGTAGCTTCTATAAATTGTTGTATCATTGCTTTATCTTCATTAGACATTTGTTTAATACTACCAATACCAGGAGATGGAGTTGGAGCTGCTTCGTCTCTTTCTTCAAAGAGAGCTTTAGCTCTTTCAATAGTTGAAAGACCTCCCATGTCATAACCTGCTCTGCCGCCTGATGCTAGACCGTAGTTTGATCTAATAAATTTTTCATATTCAGGTGTCATATTTTCATCTGCTGTTTTACTAAAATTAGTTCCATCATATGTATAATAACCAGCGCCACTGACTGCGTAAGGATGATTTGCTGGTAGTTTAACTAATTGTGAACTCGCTGTTCCACGACCTGCTGCTGCGTAATCTTTTATAAGCTGATCATCACCTGTATAATTTCCATATTTATCAAAATCAGGAACTACATCAGTAAATAATTTATTTTCGCTTGGTCCTGTAGTTAAAAACTCATTTTGAAAACCAGGTCTATATGTTGGACCCGCAACATCTGCCATGGTTGTTTTTTCAACACTAGGTGTTGGAGTTGAGATTGTAGGAGCTTGTGTCATAATACCTGTATCAGTTGTAGGTGTCATAGTTTGATTTAAAACATCTAGTGCCGCTTGACTCTTATCTTGATTTTCCATTATTGTAGATGCTGCTTGTTTTGAAAGTGGTCCTAAAATACTATTATCACTCATGGCATAGTATTGAACAGCTGTTCGTGCTTCAGGTAACCGAGCTCTACCTATTTCTAACATTTGTTTATTCTCCTGGTTTTGCGCTTCGTTTGCTGCAATGTTTTGTGCACGAGTATTAGACATACTAACACCCCCGCTTTGTAATCCTATTCTTCCACCATCAGCACTACCTTGTCTAATAAATTTTTTCTGTGGTAAGAAATTATATCCTTTAGCAAACATTTCAGATTCACTAGACTCGCCTGATTTGTATTTTTGAATATCTGCTTTAATCATATCTAGTCCAGCGCCTTTACCTCTATAAACATCTTGTGATAATTGTTCTGCTTCTTCAGGTGCTATACCTTTTGATGTGAAGTATCCAAGTAATCCACCTGCTCCTATTACTTTACCTATAGTAGATAAACCACCTGCATCTGTTGCTAAACCAACTTTACCTAATAAACTACCAAAACTACTAAGACCAAGTCCTCCACCTCCACCTGGATTCATAGCCATCTTTAAAGGATTAAAACTTCCTTTACCAAAAAAAGAACTTAAGCCTCCTGCTTTACCAAGTCCACCTATCTTAGCACCTATACCACTAAGACCTGCTAAAGGTCCCATACCCATAAGTCCTGCTCCACCTAAACCTATTATTGCAGCTTTACCTATTGGACTTTTTACTACATTAGAAACTACGTCTTTAGCTTTACCAAAAGCTTTTCTTACAAAACTACCTAGTCCGTATTTCTGTCTGCCTACAACATTCATGATGCCACCTTGGCTACGTAATTGTCTTCTGATTTGAGATCTTGTTATCATATATATATTTTAATTAAATTTTTAAGGCAGGGATTTCACCTGAGTTTACTAATCTACTAGGTTTTTCCTAGTAAATCAAGACTATGTTATAGTATCTCTAGGTTTAATTTGTAAAGCAGAAAGCACCACATGTAGTCTATTTGCGGTTGCTGCTGTAACTTTTAACACTTCACTTTCCTCTAATACTAAAGGTGCTGTTAATAGTTCTGTAGTTCCATTAGCTGCTATAGTTTTAGTCTTAAATAAATTAAATATAGCAGAAGCTGTGTTAGTAATAGTGACTGTTATTGTGTCAGCATTACCTGAATCTTCTGATACTAGTATAGACTTTATTACACCAGTTGTAGCAGACGGAACTGTATACAATGTTGTAGCACTTGTCGATGTTAAATCTACTTTTTTATTTACAAAAGAATTTGCCATTATGCTAAAAAGAAGTTAAACGCTTCTACTTCATCTTTTACATCTTGTTGAAACGTTGTGTTAAGTTTTTGTACAATACCATCTATATCTCTAAGAAAAGACAATTGTAATTGTTGATCATACTCTTTACCTTGTTGTGTTAATGATTGTACTATTCTAGCCATTATCTTCTACCATCTGGTTGTATATCTAATCTAAATGTACCAAGTCTCCAAAACTGACTTGTACTAGTATTATCTACTTTTAATGATATTGATCTAGCTCTTGCACGTGTATCAATTTTCTGTGTACCACTTGTTATTGTAAAAGGTCCTAACGAAGAACTTGCAGAAACATCATTTGGAAAGTCTCTTAAGTTTAATGTAATTCTTGCATCACCTGTTTGTGATAAAAAGTCTGGTATTATTCTTCTAATTTTCATCATGTACTCACCATCATTACCTGTTCCTATTAAACCACCTGATTGTCCAATATCAAAATCTCCTGATTCTATGTTGGCTGCAATGGCAGTAGTTGATCCTTCTTTAACTTGGTTTAATCCTGTCTCATGTTCATAGTATGTTGATGTACCATCAGTACATCCAATGACATGGTCTTTGCTTGTTGAAGGTGTTGTACCACTAGAATTATATTCTGATGCATGAGGTTTACCAAATACAGCAGAATCTTGCCACGCCGTTCTAGCTAATGTACCTGTAGTCCATACAGGTCTTTCAGATGTTGAATCTAAATAATTATAAGTTACAACTCTATTAACAATTCCTGAGCCTGAGTTAGGGTAGAACCACATAACCTCACCAAACAAGTTGTTTAGCCCTGCATTGATGTGTTCTTTAGGTATTACATTAATATCATCATAAACAAAATCTTCTACTAAACATGGTAATGATTCTAGTTTACCTGTGTATCTAAAGAAACCATTATCTGACATCCAATAAGCAGAACCATCAACTTCAACACAAGCATTCTTACCTATTAATCCACAGTTTGTACCTACTTGTTGAAAAGAAAAAGTAAATGGTGGTCCAACAAATCTCATAATAAATAAAGCAGTATCAGTCCAAATGTATGTAGCATCACGACCTCTAAGAGCTCCTACTATTCTTGATCCATCAGATAGTCTTTGTGTACCTGCTGTGTTAATCGCTGTGGGTGTGTAAGTATTAATATCTTCTTGAGATGAAAACCTTATAAACATTTCGTCTTGTGAAGATTTAGTTCCAATAGTTGTTTCTGTTCCAAAAAATATTAAGTGACGATCGGGTGCAGATACTAACATATTTCTAGAAGCAGTTGGTGCTCCTGATATAATTACTGCTCTTGTGTTTGTAGCGTTTGCTGCATTAGCACTCCAAGAAAAACTTTCTCCATTAAAGATAGATGCAATTAAAGTGTTACCAAAATTATCTAATGCCCATAAACCAGGATCAGTTACAACGTCTCCTGATGGAGCTGAGTTCCAACCTGCAAACTTAGAAGCATCTGTAACTGTAACTCCTGACGAATGAGATGCAGCAGTTGTACCTAATGCTCCTCTAGTTAAACCTGATAATGTGTTACCACTTTTTCCTGTGTATGTAATTAATTCTGAGGCTATAATAATTGTTCCTGTTGATGGAAAAGATGTAGCACTAGCCATTGTTAAACTTGTAACTGATGTATTAATATTTGCAGCTAAAGTAGAAGTAAATTGTCCTGATTGTGTTCCACCCCATTGTCCTAAAGCCCAACCTGTTGAGGCAACTTCTTGAGCTGGTCCTACAGGGTAATAATGTTTTACTCTAATACCACCAGAGGTAGTTGCTCCAGAACCACCTTCATTAGAGGCCATGGTTACTGTTAAAGTTGTTGATGTAGGTATAGATGTAACTTGAAATTTATTGTCATCAAAATTAGTAGATACAAAATTAGAACCTGTGATAGCTGTAAAGTTATCTAATAATAAAATATCACCTGCACCAATACCATGATCAGATGCAAAAGTAATAGTTACAACAGCTGATCCATTAGTTGTAGAGAAAGCATTAGTTAAAGTTGTTGTAGCTTTTAAAGGATGGATGTCATAAAAAATACCACCAGAGTATGCATATAAAATTCTATTAGTTCCTAAGGCTGCATACTTAATACCTGATGTATTTATAAAATGATGAATAGCTGTGTTACGACCTGTAATATCAACAGAACCTAATTGTGCCCAACCACCTATTTTTTCAGGTGTACCATATCTAAATCTAACATT